TCGTACGACTCGGTTAAGAATTCATTGGCTCTCATATTAGCTCTTATAATAGAAGTAGTGTATATCTTCTTCTGGATTATACTTTACTACTAAATCATCTAATACAAACTCATCGCCGTATTCGTCAACCAACTGCGCAAACGTAGTGGCATCACCGAAAATATATTCAATAACATCATCATCGGTACAATTACCTTGATAGCTTAATCCTTCGTCTTCGCTTATAAATTCATTTGCTCTCATATCGGTCTGATTCAACACATACCTATCATACAAATCACTTAATTGGAAATCACTACGAATTAGTTGCTCTTCAGCACTGCCTGTAGGCCACGGCCTCTTTTTATTATATGCTATTTGGTATGCTTTTTCTGGAGTTAATGGCACATTTTTTCTAACTGTGTTCTTAAACACGCTGTATAGAATAGGGTAGTCTTCATCGCCAACCATACCTGCGGCAACAGGCTGTTGTCCACCCTCACGGCGGATAAAATCAGCAAATACTTCTCGAAACACTTTTTTTGGATTACGACAGTAATCTCTGCTGGATTGGCAGTCATCAGTAAAGCCTTCAAAGTGTACACGGTAATCGCCTACTTCGTCTACACCAACATCTTCTGGTGTTAGATCATTTAAAAATTCTTCAACTCCTGGATCTAGTGATTCAGTTAATTCTTTAACAGGCACATACGCAGGTATCATGTCCATGCCTAATTCCCTTGCCTGCCACGCACGATGATTACCATCTAATATATGTCCTTGTCTGTCTATGACAATTGGCTTACGCTTAATATCGTCTGGTGAGATTTCATCAGCATAGTCTACATCGACGTGTACTACACGACCATATGGATCATCGTCTGCGTCAATTTGTAATTGATCTACTGCTACAGTTTTTAGTACATATTCTGTATTGGCTAATATTATTCGATCTAGGTTACTAGATTTTTGTGATGCTGGATGTATGCTGTTGACATAGTCTAAGACCTTGCCGGCGCTAACATTTTCTAAGATGAAGTCACGTGCTCTCATATTACATTCGTTGATTAACAACGTCCCAGTTGATTATACGCCAAATGTTAGCGAGATATTTCTTTTTGTCAGTACCGTAGTCTAGAGCCCAAGCATGTTCCCACCAGTCTATTAGTAAGGCTATGTCTGTGCGTTTTTGATGATTGGGTATGGTTTTGATAGTGCCATTCTTGCTAAGGTAGATCCAATGACTGCCCTGTAGCTTCATAGCCTTTTCAGCAAACTCTTCTTTAAACTTTTCAAAAGTTTTAAACTTTTGTTCTATTAGATTCTTAACTAGCCCTGTTGGTTTGTTACTTGATCTTGGCGCACGTAGCTGTGGAAAGAATAAGTTATGTAGATAAGCGCCAGCGGCATTAAATGTCTTGTCGCCTTCGCCTTTGTTGTAACGATCTACATAACCTTTGGCTAGTTTACCATAATGATTGTCAATAGTAGTTTTGCTCATTACAGGGGTAAGAGCTGTTCTAGAATACGGTAACTTAGTTAACTCTAATTTTTCTTTACTTTCTGTTAAGAATTCAGTTGCTCGCATATTAGTTTGCCTTTTTACCCTTGTCTTTTTCTGTAATAGGTCCGCCAGTTACCCAAGCAGAACAACTACGTTCGCCAGCACATTTAAAGTGTAGAAAGTTACAGTAGCCTAGGTCGCTAAGATTGATAGTGGCATTGGCATCTATGTGTTTCTCGTCACCTTGAATGCCTTTAGCTATACAATCTCGCATACTGTCACTAACATCAAAAGCCGCACAGTTGCCACATAACATAGTTTTGGCAGTGGCTTCTTTAACGTTGAATACCTTAGCGGATTCTTTCCAATAGTTTTCTGGTTTATCAGGATTGGCAGGACCATAATGATACTCATCAATGGCGTGTTGTCTATTTTTCAAATTGACATGGATGTCCGCAGTTGCCACAGGGCAACCACGACTCACTGCTTCTATCAGAGTAATTAGTTCTCTCATGAAATTAGCAGTTCCAACGACGACGTGCTTTACAAATTGCCTTGTCTGGAGTTTTAGCACAGCTAATATTGTGCATATTCATTTGACCTTTGCTACGTGAGCAATAGCTCTTACGACGTTTGCTGGCTTTACTACCTTTTTTCAACTTACTAGGTTTAGTAGTCACTGCTGTTTTTAGTTTGCTACCTGGATTCTCACGACGATAAGCATTAACTGCCTTCTTGCTCATGCCGTCTGTTTTATCTTTCTTGTTAACTTTTTGCCAATCTTCATTTACTGGCTCTTGGGTAACAGCAAACACGTATAGTTCGTCTTCTGTAAGTGATTCTAGATCTTCCCAAATAACTTCAGCATCAACTTGATTGCGTACTGCTAGCGATTCGATAACAGATTCAATCATGTCAAACTCTTTGTCTACTTGCGGATCAATACCTGTGGATTTTTGACTAACTACGTAGTCCTTAACAGCAACTAGCATGCTCTTGACCACTGCTAATTTTTCTTGTGCCCATTCAGCCATGTTATCATCTTGGCCCAGCACTTGATCTAGTTCTTCAGCGGCACGTTTAATTGTTTCTAAATTACTGTCAACCATACCAGCTTCGTCATCATACTCATCATTAGATTCTTCCATCTTAACACAGTTGTCAACGGTCTTGCCACCTTTCTTCTTAGTGCCCATGCGCTTGTAACCATCCCAACAAGCCTTACCGTCTACACCTTTTTGTTTTTCAGATTCTGATAAAAATTCATTTGATTTCATTTGTTTTTCCCTCTACGCATATTTATTTGCCAACGAGCCAGCTGTCCTTTACGACCTGGTGCTTTAGCGGCTTTCTCTAATTCTGCCATAGTAGCACCTTTAGGTATACCATGACGTTGACTATCACCTGGGCGACCTGGGCCCTTACCATCTGCAAAGTTTTCAATGATAAATTCATTCGCTCTCATATTAGTGGATTGGGTACTCCACTCGCTTACCGTCTTTGCCTGTGTATAACAAACTAACGTCCCATGCGCCGTCACCACCAGTTTTCTTAATATAAATGTGATCTTTAATCCATTCTATCACACCACCGTCACTACTATTTCTACCAATATTTTTTGATATACTGCGTTCTATGATAGTATCAAGGTCATTAACACCCACATCTCCGTTGTAATCATCTTCTTCCTCTTGGGCAATTTCGCGCACTTCTTCTGGCGTTAGATCTACAGCATTATTAATTGTTCGAATAAAGTCGCTGGCTTCGTAGTTCCAATCAGTGTAACTTAGATCGGCATCTGCCGCAGCATCAAAGTCAATCTCGCCTTCTTCTTCGTGGCCTTCTGGGTATACATATCCTTCTTTACGTAGGTAATCCCACCAGTAGTCGTCTTGTACTTCCCAGTCGTTGACTATTTCGCTTACGTGGTCGTTTACGGCTGTTTTAATTTTAGCCAATAATGGTTCTAATACCTCATCTGGAGTAAACACTAACCAATCTTTAAGTGAAGGCTCGCGCTCCATAAAGAATGGTAATAGATTGCCAAAGCGTTTAGTTATTAGGTCTTTTACGCTGTCTACGTAGTTATCACCTTCGTCCATAAACTGGTTACTGCTAAAGTGTAGTTGATATTTTTCACCTTCGTAGTCAGGTTGTTTAGGTAGTAAGATATACAAGTCACCATCTTTGGCATAGCGATCGTACATATTGTTGTCACGTCCAGCAGTACACCAACGTGTACCCTGTCCATAGTAGCAGGATGCCGCTTCATTCTTAGGCACAACGATACGCACTGCAGCATTATCGAATACAGTTTCAGCTTCGCCTTTGTCTACAGTTTTAGCGGCTTCTTGTTCTTCTTTAGCGGCCAAGGCATTACGTAAGTCAAGGTTTTGTGCTATTGATTCTAGGCCAGCAAAGTCAATACGACCAATGTCTCTATATTCTGCTGGTAATATTTTTTTAACTTTAAACTCGTGATACATTTTAAGCGCACTATTACCACGACTTATTATATCTTCTAATTTGATACCTTGATTGGCATATACTTTAGTCAACCACTGTACATACTCTTTGTTTGGCGTAGGGTCGGAATTTTCAATTACAACCATGATATGATCGATAATTATTTGACGTTGTTCTGCTGTAATCACATCATTAACTTTGATCTTTTGATCAATGAACGCACGATCTGTGCCTAATTGTGTACCAGAAAGAGTGTGACTCTTATCCTTGCCTAATGCCGCAACAAGTTTGTTGCCAAACACTGTAGCAGTCTTTTCTCTACTGTACTCTATTAAAAAATCACGTGCTCTCATGTATTACTTCTTGTAAATGCTATTTGGATTTTTAGCCAAGTATTCTTCTTTGGATTTTTTCATACGTTCAATATGGTTACTGTGAGCAGCGTCTTGTTCTGCTTTAGTACCCGGATTGCGTTGTAATTCAATTTGTTTTAGCTTGTTAGCAATTAGTTTATGCGCACGACTTTCACTGATGCCTAACTGTTTAGCCTGTTGAATTAACTCTGCTTTACGGCGAGCTAGTTCTGAACTTAACTTTGGATCTTTACCTGTGCTTGGATCCATTTGTATGTCTTGTAATGCTTTTTGTTTAGCTTGATAGTCATCACGATCACGCAATGGTGTTGACTGTCCTTCGCCTAAACGTGGACGATTAGCAGCTTTGGCAGCCATATTAGCTACACCAGCCTGCGCTTGTTTTTTATCTTTTAACGGATCTTCGTTCTTAACTGTTAAGATATCTGAACTAAATTTAACTTTAGTTGGATTAATACTGTCGACATAGTGTTGTACTGCTGGACTATTATTGTTAGCATCAACTAGATCTTTAAGTAAGAATGGTTGACTTGTAGCCGCTACTACCATATTAGTAATAACTTCTGGAGCAACTTCTGTGTGTCCCTGTTGAATAAGTTCTTGTACAGCTTTAAGTACAGCACCCTCAACTGGATCGTTAGATTCAATGCCTTCATTAATAGCACGATAAGCTAAGTTTTTACTATGGTTAGATTGGATGTAGGCCATAGCGTGCCCTTTAGTTGGGAACACTTTGTCGGTAACTGGCTGACGTGTATCGAGGCTAACTACGTGATACCCTTTAGCTTCTGGTTCTTTTTGAGCATAAGGCGCATCTAGTTTCTCTTGACGACGTGCATCATATTCAGCGTCTGGATCACGTTCAACTCTAGTACGTTCTTCAGGACCACTTTCCCAACCTTCTTCTACTCCTTTACTAACAGAATCATGATAGTATTCAGCACTTGCTACTTTTAAGCCATTGGCTTCTGCGTACTGTGTAGCACCTTTGTGTGTGCGGAATTTCTTTTTAACTACTTTAGTTTTTGGGTCGTACACATAGAAATCGTTGTTCCAAGTAGTACGTGCTTCTGTCACCCCTTGATTTTGCTTTTTAATCCAAGAATTAGCTTCTTCAGCTGATTTAAATGGGCCAGCTGCTGCTACTGCTTGACCATCTTTAAATACACGCCAAACACCATCTTTAGTCTCACGACCAGTATAGCCTTCTGCTAGGTCTTTTACTAGGCGTACATCTTGTTTAAGCACTACTGCTTGTCCACCGTCTTCTAAGTCTAGGTCAAGATACACACGATTTCTTAACTTGTCAGTTTTAATCTGACGAACATATCCAGTTTTACCAGCATCACGACCTTTAACAATAGTAACTTTTTTGTGTAGTCCTTTGCTAGGACCACGACCTTCTGCCATGTTACCATGATCTACGTAAAAGCGTTCGCTACTTTGTCCATTGGCCGCCGCATTACTTTTAGCATTGTTTAAATTTTGTACCAATGATTCAATATTCTTTGGGTTAAGATTAATTTTTCTGTTACCACGTTCATGTTCGTATGATTTACCAGTTTCTAATGTGTAGCTGTAGTATTCAATAAGTTCAGCCAATGTTCCGGACTTGCTACGCTCTCTACCATTTCTTTCTGATGTTATTGAGTAAACATCGGCTGCACCTTCATCTAAGTCCGGGGTGTCTGCATAAGGATGTGGATCGTTTTCTTCTTCGTCACGAGTGCGATCGCGCTCTTGTTTAGCATCAGTTGGAACTTCTTTAGGCCAAGGAATTGATTTTCTTTTTTCAGCACGTTGTTTAGCTTGAGATTTGGCAAATTCTTCCATGCCTTCTCCTAATAAATCTTCGTCGTCATCATGATCCCAGCTATCGTCATCTTCCCAATCATCATCTTCATCATCATCTTCTTCTTCCGCAGGACCGTAGTCCATAACGTCTAAACTGTCCCAACCTTGGTTAGGGTGATAGTTACCATTGGCTTTAAGAGCAAACTCTGTAGCTTTGTGTGCTAGATCGTCGTAGCTGGTAACTGGACCAATATACTGTTCTAGTTGTCTATAACTTGCGCGATTAAATTCATCACCGTCATTGTAGTGGCGATAAACAATTTTGCTAGCCGCACGTAATACTTCACCTTCAATAGTTTCTGCCGCACCCTGTGCTGGTACTAATTTTTCATATAGCGCATCATATTCTTTTTGTAATGCGCCAGTACCACTCCAGTAAGTATGTGGGCTATCTGGTAATGTTACACGATCACGGCCTGTGTTCCAACCCTCTGCTAATTGTTTTTTAATTTCGCCAAATCTCATAGTCTATTGCTCCATTGTCTATACCAAGCGCCTGTGCCTGGCAGGGCAGTGCTCTCGGGTAATTCTAAATTATCTTTAGCAAACGCTTCTTTAGCATCTGCTACCAATGCTGGGTAGTCGGGACGACCTTTAATTTTCTTAATGATAGTTTCAACTGACTCTAAATCAGCAGGGGTACCATTAATTAACACCTTTGCTATTTCTTGTGGGTTGGTACTAATAACTTCATTTGTTTCTCTATTTATCAGTCCGTTTTTGTATGACCATTTCATACCTTGAGCTTTGGCAACGCTGGCCATTAATACATGACGATGTACACCTTTAAATGTACTGCCCTCTGGGCTACCTCGCATACTAAATTGTTGCCAGGTTGGGTTACCAAACATAAAGTCTGTTTGTACATAACCATTACTCGCATCACCTAGGATAGGAGTTTTTAAGTGTACACTATCACCAGACTTTTTAAGATCTGTACTGGGTATACCTTTGGTTAATAGTTGCTGTATTAAGACGTCTTTACTAATTGCGTTGGCATCTACTGCTAGATCTAAATCACCCGATGTTTCTTTTCGACCTGTAGTGCCTAGCATATTATCTACTAGACTAAGACCTGTAAGTTGTTCTAGCCATTGTACTGTGGGTACAACAGCATTGCGAGCAATACGTGTAGTTGCTTCACTACCGTCTTGATTCTTAAAAACGTTGCCGCCTTCTGTTAAATTCATCGTCCATATGCCTTGGCCAATCCGGCCTTTACTATATTTAAGCTATCTTCGTCTGCTTGATACTTAATACCAATGCCACCACGAGCTATCCATTTGCTAATGTTAGCACCACGATCATCAATTAAGATGTTGGGGCTACCGTCCTTATTAACCGCATAGTGCTCTTTCATACCTGTGATAACAATCTCACTAGGTAGCGGATTTAAATGATCACCAATCCACGCACGTTTCCACTTTTCGCTGTTGGCATGATCGCCGCGCAATGGGCTTGAACAAATAGCATACGTTGGTGTGTAGCTTAACGCTAAGGCAACTAGTCCGTCTGCTGTGGGGAACTTAGGTAAGCGATGGAAGAAGTCTGTGCCTATCATTTGATCTAATGTAGGGTCTTGTTTAGCTGGGGGAATATCTCTATAACTACCACTAGTGACACCTGCCAACTTTGCGTATTCCGCAAAGAAATCAGCAAGAACTCCATCCATGTCTAGATAGATTTTAGTGTTTGTGGTTGCTCTAATTAGTTCTTCTGCTCTCATGATTTAGTATTTATCGTAGTTTCAATATACCACATTATACATGAAAACGAAGTAAAAGTCAATAAAAAACCGCCACTTGGGCGGTCTTTTGGTTTGGATTAGTTACTTAGGTAAGGCAAATTTTAATCCTGATGCTTGCTCTACAGCAGTCACGGTAGTTTCGTACTTAGGTAAGTCTGCTACTGGTAATGGGCCATTTGGCATTAACCATGCGCGAACTTTTTTGCTGTTCTTTTCAATAACAATCTTGTATAAGCGTGTAGGAATACCTAAGCCGTTGCCTGTTTTTTGATGGCCAGCATCAAAGATCCCGCCACTGATAATGTAGTAGTCTGTGCCTGGTTGACGAGCCCACTCACGTTCAAATGTTTCTAATTGTTTCCAAATACCACGATTGTTATTGGCAATTTGTGGTTCCATGTTGCTTAGGAAGAAACTTTCACTCATGACCACTGGATCTTGTGTGTTATTACCTGCTGGACTCATATGACCACGGTCATGTGTACGACCCACTGTGGCATAGTCAGCTAATGTAGCTGAACAAGCTGGTGTAACTTTTGGATCTGGACGGAAGTCATCTTTACGTTTAGCAGGACCTGTCATGTCTTCCAAGGACAAACGTTCAAATACTGCGATAGGTGCTTTAACAGCACAGCTATGAATTACAGCATAGTTCTTGTGACAAATTTCTTGGTCGCCTGGTTTGGCTGCGTATGTTGCGGCTCCTGCGGCTGTTAGGGCAGGACACTCTTGATTAATACCTGCCCATGCTGTTGATGATGTTAAAATTGATAATACTAATAAAAACTTTTTCATTGAATTTTCCCTCGTTGTTTTATTTATAAACGTAATTCAAGTTAATAACACATCTGGTCCTTTGATCAGAGCATGATGAACCGGTGTGTTTAGCGCCAGCATCAAATGTTACCAAACGATTTTCAATTGAATTAACCTTTGTGCCTTGTTCAAATTGTGTGAAACCGTTGTTTGTGTTTACATAGAATACCGCAGTTTTTTTCTCAAAACTATCATACTCGCTTGAGTAGTCAACATCGGTATGATAGTCGTATACGATTATATCATCAGTACATGGTAGCAGGTTTGCTTTTATTCTTACAAGTTCAGTTACTTTATTTGGCAGTATAATTAATTTAAGCAACGGCGATAGGATATTAAACCAATCACTGCGCACAATAGAATTGTTGTAGAATATATGTGTAAACTGATAATTGTATTTGTCTGCTACTGTTGACGGTTCAGTATATAAAACTTTTGTTGGGCATAGATACCAAGGGAAATCCGAACCCAACAAAGTATTTTTGATTATAGAAAAATCGTCATCACTTAGACAACTATCTACTACATCCATTAAGTACTTGACCAGTTATAGTTACTGAGTGCTACTACCGCACCGTTAGCGTCAGTAATTCTTGCTGCTATACCCCATAACCCGCCATAGTCAACGCCGTTCCATGATAGGTAAATTGGCACGCCTGGAACAACGTCAATAGTTGCACTATACCAAGTTCCCCAACTACCGCCACTTAAAATACTAGTAGATTGATTTAGGTATACATTAAAAGCATTGTCACAGGTTGTTTGTATGTTAAGTTTAGTAGTAGTAGGAACAATTCTTACTCCAACATATCCATTATTACCACTGTTCGGCCAAATTACCTGACCGTGATAGCTAGCGGTGTAGTCACTTGGCATACCTTTGCTAGCATACGCATTACCACCAGAACAGGTATCAGCTGTAGGAGTAAAGGCATAGTAGTAATCACTAACTCGTGTAGCTATTCTAGCGTAATTATTATCTAATGATAATAGTAGTGTTTCTACACCTTCGACACCACTGTTAGCCGCCACAGCTAGATCGATGTAGTTAGTAGTGCCAACCACAAAGTTGCCAGTTAAAGAACCAGATGATAAATCAGCTGATGTTATACCAGTGATAGTATATGCTACAGTTTCCCCTGTCGGAGCATTAGTTGTTAATGTATATCTTATTGCTCGATTTGGAGGATAATATTCCTCTAATACTGATACATTGCCGGCTAACGTATAAATTGGAGTTATTGATGTATCATTGACTGTAATTGATGCTGACGCACTAACAACACCAGTAGTACGCATGGTCATAGTTTCTACGCCTTCTGTTGTTAGGTCTGCGGATAACACTAGTACTCTGGTCTCATCAGCACCGACAACTAAGTTACCGGTTACTAGTTCCACACTTAAATCACTATTAGTGATACCTGTAATAATATATGGAATAACAGTTCCGCTGTCAACTCCTGTAGTAGATATTGTAAATGATACAGCACCACCTTCGCTAGCACTGCCCACATTAGCAGTTAATGTAGCTAATGGAGTTAGTGATGTGTCGCCAATTGTAACATTACTACGTATCCCTAGATTGTTTAGTTCGACAGTAAATGTACGCGGACCTGTAGTAGCATTGTCTATTTTTGGTACGAATGTAATAGTTTCGCTTGAACCAACAGTAAAGCTACCAGTTAACGAACCAGATAACAGTTGGCTACTAGTCAATCCAAATGCTGTGTATGGAATAATATGTCCAGTTGGCACATTTGTAGTAGACAGTGTAAAACTTACTGCTGCCCCTTCATTAACAGTTGATAAATTAGCACCAATTGAATATGTTGGTGCTACTACTTGTGCGTTTGGATTAGCTACTAATAGTTTCCAAACTCCGTCAACTTTAATCCAGCCATTAAAAATAGGTTTCCAAGTATTTGCTACTTTAACCCATGCCTGATCAACCAATTTCCATTGGTCTGATTTTTTAACTGCTAGTGTAAATGATCGAATAAAATTAAATACAATTGCGCCGTCTAGTCCGGCATATCCCACTGTTTTGCCTGGATATTCAGCAACACCTAGGCCTCCCGGATTTCGCCCGGACCCTGCTAATACAACAGCACCGTAATTAGTACCGCCCTTGCCACCGCCACCGATAGTGCCGCTTACACCAGCAAGACCTCCGTAGTAGCCACCACCACCACCACCGCCAGCTGATCCGCCAGCCCCTGATGATTGTCCTGTCCCTCGGGTATTATACCCAACTCCGGAATTAGTTGCCGGAAGTCCATCTTCACCAATTCCGCTAGCACCGCCAGCAACTGAAATAATTGATGCTCCTGGTTGTGAAACTGATTGCGCCCAAGAAATTCTAGCAGTACCATCACCCCCGGCACCACCACCATATGTTCCGCCTGCAGCACCAGTACCTTCTGAACCACCAGATGGAATTAAATTACTGCCTTTAGACCCTGTGTATCCGCCGTTGTCACCACTGCCTGCAGCTCCGCCAGACCCACCGGATAATCCGCCACCACCAGCACCACCACCGCCACCGTCGCCGGATTTGTTTACACCGTTAGCACCTACACTACCACTAATTGTGGATTCACCGGCATTGGCATTGCCATTACTGTGATTGCCACCTCCACCACCACCGCCGCCACCTGCGGCTACTGCTCGCGGGACTCCGTTTACTAAAATAACAGTTGAACCACCGCCACCACCACCAGCACCTGATGTACCCGAGCCACCAGCATTACCACCAGTACCACCTGAATATTGTCCATTGAGTGAAGCGCCACCTGCTCCACCACCATCACCGCGTCTAGCAGATAATCCGGGACGACCACCTTGGCCTACTCCAACTGTAACAACATCGCCCGGGCTTACTGATAGTGCTCCGGTTACTGACTTACCTGCTGACCCGCTGTAGCCAATATGACTATCATTACCACCTCCACCGCCGCCAGCACCTACTAGGTCTATGTTAATAGAATTCACACCTTGGGGAACGGTCCAGTTTTCAACTCCGATAGTGTCAAAATATCGTTGACCTGATGCACTACTAGTAACCGATGTAGGAGTCAGGCTATAGCCTTTTCTGCCACCAGCACCGCCTCCGCCACCGCCTGCGGCTACAGCGATTACTGTATTATTAACTAATAAAACTGTAGCACCGCCTCCGCCACCTCCTGCGCTAGAACCACTTGCGCTACCACCACCAAAGTTAATTGGAGAAGTTGCGCTAGTACCACCAGATCCAGTTGACCCACGTTTACCTACAGCAACCGTAATAATATCACCCGGATATATACGTACTTTAGAGTAAGCATATCCACCACCAGCACCTTTACCACCTGTTGCGCCCGACACTGATGTAGTTACGGGCGGCACGGCTGGGATAGTTATAGGTTCCCATGATACAAATACTTGCCCGCTACCACCTGTTGACCCACCCGAACCATAACCAGTGGCTGAGCCAGCGCCGGCGTTACCTTCAACTGCCCTTGCTGGAGAATTTGACCTAACAGCACGCCCAACACCAGCGGCGCCGCCGTCAGCAGTAACAACAACTACTCCGTTTATATCTACAACAGTAGCAGTACCTGCCGCGCCGCTGGCAGCAGTTCCACCACCCCTACCGCCACTACCGATACTAGCATAAATTACTGAATTAGGTTCTACTGACACTTTAGTGGCAGCTACTTCGCCACCACCGCCCGCAGTACCGTATATATTATGATTTTTATCGCCGCCATCTGAACCACCACCACCACCACCGCCACCGACGGCTGTTATACTAACAGCAGTAACCAATGGTGGAACTACTAATTTTCCAGTAGCAGACAGAGGTACCGTATTGCCGGGGATGTATACTTCGGCTTTACCTGGGTCTAAAGTTACAGATGTATCTGGGCCTTTGGCACCATCGCCACCACCAGCTCCCCAAAGATGCATTTCAATTTCGCCAACGCCAGATGGCACAGTGTATGTATATACACCCGGCGTTGTTAGTTGTGTAGTACTAAAAATTAAAGACATTTAAAACCCTTTTGCTAATTTAGCGGCTTGCTGATGTACATGTGTGCTATAGTCAGCACCATGTTTTGTTCTTAATGATTTTAAGAAATCAAAGTATTCATGTTTAGTGTTTGGATCACGTACCGCATGATTGATATATTCACGTGCGCGAAGCACGTCAGACATGCTGTTATCTTCTTTTACAGGCACGCAGTTAGGAACTTCTTTAGATCCTTTACTTTTTGCGCCCACCATACGGTAACCATTCCAACACGGGTCGTCTGACGATGAGATTTTCTTAGCTTCAACAGTTGTTGTTTTTGTCGTATAGTCTGCATGTTCAAACATTTCACTTATAAACATATATGAATCCGGATTTCTTTTATATGAATATTTATCTTCATTTTATCTCTTGACAATATTAGAGAAAGAATGTATAATGTAACTTTCCACAGTCGTGAGACCATAAAATGTCAACAAATGAATTACTATTAGATATTATTTCAGACCCTATCGACGGGCCCTACGAAGGTGAAGACTTTTGTGTAGACGAACAGGGTTACATTCAGGTCTATGACAATAACCCCAAAGTAGCCGCAATGATTATGCGTAAGGCTAATACTAGTGGCATGTTTGGTGTTAATCTGGTTAAAATTGGTCAGCGTGGTGACAGCATCCTGTTGTCATTTGATACACTAGCTGATGCTACACCAGTATACACTGCCGAAATTGGCTATTTAAAAGGTGTAGTTGCTGAAGTTAAGAAAGAACTTGATGGTAAGTTTTGTTTATATCTTAATAAAAAACGGTCAGCACGCTTGTTTAACAAGTTAACCAGTGTAAAAGCATTTATTAAAAAACTAGATAAAGAGCTACAGCAACACGGACAAACTGTAGCTACCTACGAAGAATCGGAAGATTAAAGGGTATTTTTAGCCTGCTGTGCTAGTGTCTTAAACTGATTTGCTAGTTTAGGATCTTGTGCGGCTTTGCTAACGATATCCATTATAGGCTCCATTACTTTAGCATCTGTGCTAGAGATTGGTTTGCCTTGACTAGCAGCATCTAGTGCTTTGGCTAAGTTAGGCGCCGGAGCAGATGATCCCGTGGCTGCCTTCATAGCGGCTGTCGCGGCTATTGCTTGTTTAATTGCGTTTGGATCTGCGGCTGGATTAGCCGGAGCATTACCCGGTTTAATTGGTTTAATTGGAGCAATTGTTTCAACTTCTTTAACTGTGATATAACGTGGTTGTTCTTTATGCCCACGACGCCCTAGTTTATCAGCACGTGTGCCTTTGCGATGTGGACGGTTGGGTGCTACACCGATGTCATCTTCGTTAAACTTAGCCCACATTTCTTTAAGTTTGTTTTCAACAGACATATCTTGTGATAATTGACTAAGCTCGCCTAACATATTATAGCTTTCGCCTAAAGATGCTCGCATTTCTTCTTTGGTTTTGTTGTATTTTTGTTTGAACTCTGCGTCGGTTAGATCTTTAAGATCCATACTAACTTCTTTTACCTTACCTTCATTTACAGGCGCACTGGCAAATTTATTCATTGCTTCTAATAGTTTACGCATTTCCATAGATTACACCTTTGCTGTAGCACGTAGGAACCATGCGTGTTTAGCAAATGCGTCTTGACGATCTGCTAAGAAGTTTGACAGACCGTTTTCACCGCGTGCTTCTGCTTCCGTAAATAATACTTTCATAATTTCCTGCATCTTTTCAGCGTCACGTAGTAGTTCTGCTACCATAGCCTGCGGTGCTAATACTTCTACTTCGTCACTGACTGCTGATAGTGCCGAGAAACGTTCTAAACTTGCTGGAGCATAGGCTTTGATCTTACGGATATTTTCCGCAAACGCATCAACAGCACCATATACTTCTTCGTAGATAGTATCAAACAATTGATGTAGTTGATAGAAATCTTGCCCTTCTACGTTCCAGTGAAAGTTTTGTGCTTTAATAGCAAATGCATATTGGCTAGCAAATGCGATTTTTAATTGATTTACAAACTTATCCATTATTTTTTACTCTTTTTATTTTTAGGTCTAGTGCGAGATATAGTACCAACTCCGCCATTGAGGAATCCGTTGCCGCCGCCCATGCTGGTAGCAATTGAACTAGTTCCTGTTGCGCCAGCTGAACATTCCTTGATTGGTTTATTTAATACTTCGTTAATTTTCATATATGTATTTATGCTATTCTAAAAAGTATGTCCAAGGGAGTGACTGCTTTTATTACTACAAATTCTCTGCCAGCACTGCGTAGATAATGCATTTCAAATGCGGCTTGATTATCACTGTAGGTGATTGGATCTAACCGTAACCTATGGTCTTGTTGTAGGTCTATCTTAGCAAATATTTCTTCGTGTAGCGCAATGTTGTTATCCCATACCCAAGAACGTTCTGTAATTAGATTTTCATCTAAGTATATTCTATATCTAGTGTCAGTGTATTTGGGATTGGTATTAGTTATAGCCCAGCCGGGTCTTGTACAAAAAATTTGAAAGTTGATATTTACATCAAGCATTATACTAATCTAAGGGCTTTGGCGTTTTTGGTAGGAGTTTGCGGAGTTACATCAACACTTAAAGCGTTTGACCAGCGTGGATCTTTTGCTTCTTTCTTGTTCTTTGGAATGTATCCGCTACACTCTAACAACATACCTTTACGTACTGCTTGGTATAATGGTTCAGCTAATTTTCCAGCACCAGTGGCCTGCGCAAATGCTTCTAAGTTACCTGCGGCTGCTGCCTCACGTGCGCTACTAGCACTAACACCAGCAATACCATCAGCGTCTGGGTCACGATCTCCACTGCTGACAAAATTAATACTATCGAATTGGTAACTGCCTTCTTGACCATTGTATTTGTTTAATAGTTCTTGGAATTGAGATAGTCTATCACTGCCTGCTACAAATGTAACTGAGCGATAGCCTTTACTGTATAACCATTCAGCTACTTGTATGATTGTTTTTAGTTCTAGATTGTATACTACATGCTTTGAGTGTGAGGGAAACAATGCTTGAACAAATTTAACTTTAGTAGCATAGCCCAACGGGTTCTTTTTCTTATCTTGTGTTTGACTAACAAATACAAAATAATCACCGCCACGGCTAGCCTTAGCCACAGTGTCGATTAATTGCCCGTGACCAACAGTGGGCGGATTCATACGACCAAAACAAAAGGCAGCATGTCTTTTATTGTCTATTGCTTCGAATAATTGTGATAAAAACATAGTAAGTTAATTCCGTTACTATATTTATCTTATAGTAAATTAAACAATTGTAAATCACTTATTGGTGGACGTCCAAATTACTACAGATGGCACGGTGATAATTGCAAGTTAAAGTTTTTCGAGCAGCCAAATATAGAAAGGACTGTTAAAATTTAAAGTGTAAGTACCATTCCATCCTAGATTAACACAGTTATCTAATTTAGTAATAGTCTTGCCTTGATATTCTTGTGGGTGGTCCAATGTGTAGTCTGACAACCATAGTATATGACCTAAACTTACATCATTGATACGTATATCTTTGATGTTTAGTAACATGTCTTTAACTATTTCACCAGTTTCATCTTTGACAGTATCACTGTTATCTTTATTTTCAAGGCGAATTTTTAATGTATGTGGGCCTTCGGATAACCTACGTTGAAATTCTACTATATGTGGTTCTTTTGATATCTCAGATTGAATTGCTACTTGGTCATCTATCCAGACAGAAAACTGGGGCAATTTGCCCCAGTGTGTTCCTGTTAATTCAACATAGAAATTGAGAGTTTCTTCGGACATTATTTAGGTTGATGTGCGTTCGGGTGTTCTGCTTGTTTCTTACCAGTTAACACATCTAAGTCACCAGCAAACTCGTAGTGACCACTGTGATTCAATAGTACTTTAGCATGAGCATAGATCTCACCACCAATAGCCGCCCAACGACGACAGAACAACCAATCTTCACTCAGATAGTGGCCTTTTTCGTCGATTGCTGTGTCAAAAATTGAATACATGTGTGGCTCAAACTGTTTACCTAGGCCAACATCATCTACATACTTACATTCTGGATGCGCGGCAATTAGTTTTTCATACACATGACGTTTAAACATCATAAAGCCTGTGCCCATTGTGTCTACTGGGAAAATATCATTGATGATCTGTGTACCTGGTTTAACATTGATCACATACTGGATCGGTAATGCTTTCTTAGGATACAATCCACCGATAACATCTTTATCTGTAGCAATCATTTGAAAGATTGATTCTGGTTGGAAACGAATATCAGCATCAATAAACATAAAGTGTGTGGCTTTATCGTTGGTCATCATCTTAGCCATCAAGTTGTTACGAGCACGTGTTACTAGTGACTCGTTAACCATTGTGTCTAAACTCCACTGTAGACCGTAACGGCTAGCCATTAAAATGAAACGTAAGAAACTTGTGAAACAAGGCTCTGTAATTTGACCACCATAACAAGGAATACCAAAGTGAATATGTACCTTACTAAAGTCATATTGACCTGGCTGGGCCTGTGGTGCCTGAGTGATCATTTGTGGTGCGTTAGGTTTGATGCGTTTTGATTTAGTTGCCATTGAAAATCTCTCTTTATTAATTGAATTATGCTACTTGAATTTCTACAAGTGTGCTAGCACCTGCTAGTTCTTGTACTACTGCTTCTAAACTTTGTGTAACTTCGTCAGTTAAGATTACTGGTATTGCGGTAACATCGTCTCTCAACAATGTGCTTACTTTGATTACTACTACTTCTTCGTGTAATTTTGCCATTTCAGGCTCCTTAATAATATGCTATTATTATTTATCGGAGTCTTCCTTAGGCTAAAATAATTCCGTTCTCGTCAAGTGTTTTGTTCTCTAGTAGATCAATTGTTGCTGGCGGAATGATGATAAATTTAACCTGATCATCTGCCCAATCAGCAGTAACAACACTGCCACTTTCTACATGCTCGAACAAAATCTTTTTACTTAACGGAACTTTTATCAGTTCATTAATCTTGCGTGCTAAAGGTCTAGCACCCATAGCAGGATCAAATCCAACTTCAGTTAAGTGATTAACTAGTGCTTCTGTGGTACGTATCTTAATATTCTTTTCAACTAATAGGTCGTTTAATTCATTTAAGAATTTAACTACGACTTTCTTCATCGAAATCTTGTCTAGTTTATTAAATTTAACCACAGCATCTAAACGATTGCGGAACTCCGGTTTAAAGAATTTCTTAGCCGCTTCGTCATCTGTTCCTGTCTTTTGCTGATCTCGTCCGAATCCAATGGCGTTTTGTTCACCGTCACTAGCACCTAGATTACTAGTTAGAATTAAGATTGCGTTTCGGCAGTCTGCTTTCTTACCATTCGAACCGGTAATATATCCTTCGTCCATAACCTGTAACAGCAAGTTACTAATGTCTGGGTGAGCTTTTTCAATTTCATCTAGTAAGATAATTGAATGCGGGTTACGCTCAACTTCACTAATCAACAAGCCACCACCCAAGTTGCCATCTTCATAGCCAACATAGCCCGGAGGAGCACCGATAAGTTTGGCCATACTGTGTTTCTCTTGATATTCACTCATATCAAAACGTATTAACTTCATGCTTAAATTTTCACTTAGCAACTTACATAACTCTGTTTTACCAGTACCTGTTGGTCCTAAGAATAAGAAGTTACCTACTGGTTTGTTATGAGCCTTCATACCAGCCTTGGCTACATAGATCTTTTCTAATACCTCATCAACAGCTGAGTCTTGACCGTATAAACGATCTTTAATAGTTGACTCTAAACTAATAAGGGTATCTGTTGCTTTTTCACCTAATAGATTTTCTTTAGGAATCTTAGTTGCTTTGGCTAGTGTTTCGATAATATCAAGTTTAGTCACAGCAAAATCGGGACTCTTAATTTTAAGTTTAGCACAGCTCATATCAATTAAGTCTAGGGCTTTGTCTGGTAAGCGTTTGTCTGTTTGATATCGTACACTTAAATCTACTGCGCTATCGATAGCATCGTCACTAATAACCCCACCGTGGAAGCGTTCAAAGTGTCCACGTAAGCCACGCAAGATGTCCTTGGCCACTGCCGGACTAGGCTCATCAATATTAAGTTTGTAGAACCTGCGCATTAAAGCACGGTCTTTTTCAAACGACTGGGTATACTCTTCAAAAGTAGTTGAAGCAATGACTTTAATATTACCTTTAGCCAGTGCTGGTTTAAGCATATTAGCAAAATCTACACTACTTGAACTGCCGGCGCCTGCGCCCTGCATTTGGTGTGCTTCGTCGATAAACAAAATAGTTTTACCTTTACTGCTCAATGCGGCCAACACATCTTTAAGTTTTTCTTCAAACTCACCACGATACTTACTGCCAGCAAGTAAACTACCGATTTCTAAATTATATACTGTGTAGTCTTTTAAGTATTCCGGAATGTCACTGTGTATAATTTTATATGCGATGCCTTCGGCAATAGCCGTTTTACCTACACCGGGATCACCAATCATCAATACATTTGATTTGTTACGGCGAGCTAGGACCTGTGTAATTTCTTCAATTTCGTATTCACGACCAATCAACGGATCAACTTTACCGTCTGTAACTTCCTTATTAAGGTTAGTACAATATTCAGCAAGTACACGATCTGCTTGTGATTCTTTCGGTTTGTTTTCTTTACGATTGTTGTAGCGTATATTTTCTTGTGCGTAGAATGCCACTAGGTCTTTGCGATTGATACCCCATTTTAATAAGAAGTAAGCCGCATGACTTTGTGGTTCTTGACTAATGCTTAGGAATAAATCAATTGGCTCCATCATTTCGCGAGCACTGAATAGCACCTGAGTAAACGCACGATTAAACACACGTTCTAACGCATGAGTTTTTTGTGGAACACTTTCATTATTAGCAAGGTCTATTAGACTATCTTGTTTACCTAGATAGTCATAGAGATCCCGTATAAGTTCTTCAACTTCTACACCAAATTCTGTCATTAACCTATTAAAACTATCAAATTCGACCAGCGCAACTAAGAGATGTTCTAACGTTACGTATTGGTGATTATAGTCTCTAGCAATAATACATGCTTTGGCTATGATTTGTTCTATATCGGGATTTGATTTCATATTGCTCACAGAGTACCTTCTTCCTTATAAAAATATTTATAGACTAGACTTTAGGGTTCTAAGTATATTTAATTGTTCGTTTGATAGTGATGGGGTTTTAATAGTTAACTGTGCTATTAAATCACCACGAACACTGCTATTCATCTGATACAGTCCTTGTCCTTGTAGCGAAAATCTAGTACCGTATTGGGCACCTGCTGGTATTTTAACTAACCAAACACGCCCGTCAACTCCGGAAATTTCTTTGTCTATACCTGTCATAGCATCAATACTGTCAATGGTTAGTTCTGTAAACAAATTGATTCCATGTATTTCAAATTTAACTTCAGGCTGTATACTAATTATAACATAAAGATCGCCTCTTGTCAATGTTTCAAACATATTATCACCGAGTTGGCTGTATTTAATTGTAGTGCCGTTGCTTACTCCACGTGGAATATTAACATCTACATTAAATCTATCACCTTTGGTTGTTTGTACACTAACTGTTCTAGTCTGCGGCTCTAATGTGCTGGCTAAATTAATAACTATATTAATTCGTAGATCTTTGTTTCTTCGTGCTTGGCGTTGTTGCTGTTGGAAGGGATTATGTCCGCCAAAGAATTGACTAAAAATATCTTCGGGGCCACTGTTAAAATGAAATTCGTGATGGCCACCACCTCCAAACGGATTGGGATTATCGTGTTGATGACGTTTCTGAGGGTCAGTTAGTGTTTCGTATGCTGACTGTATCTCTTGGAACTTAGCAGTGTCGCCACCTTTATCGGGGTGGTGTTTGCTGGCCATGGATCGATAGGCCTTTTTAATCTCTGATTCTGTAGCGTTTTTACCTACGCCTAAGGTTTCGTATGCGTTTGCCATATGTTAATTATATAATAAAAAAGGGTAAGCGTCAATGCTTACCCTTTTATTTACTACTTAATTTAACCGAAGTTAAGTTTTCTTTCTACGCAACGGGCGATCCGAGTCTGTTGCTGCTGGAGTTTCTGCCGGCATACCTGCTACAGCATTCGCATACTCTTCTGCCACTACTGGGTCGTTCATTACAGGTGCTACATCAGCTACAGGTACGTTATCCTCTGGTGCGCTTTGGCTTAACCAAACTGGTTCGGAAGAACTTGCTACGGGGGTGTCTTCAAACCCTGTTATTTTCCCGCGTCACCTGCTTCAATGCTTGCTACTTTTTCTTTACCGCGTGTCCATGCCGCAATACCTAAGATAGCACCCATGGAGATATGGTATAACCCACCACCTTGTAGTGTTAACGGTACCCACATGCCAATTGCTTGTCCTGGGTTCCAGTATTGTAGTATATTGAATAGGACTGGTCCTAAAATAAAATCAAACCAGATTGTAGCCATGTATGTTATAGCCATTAACGGACGCCATTTTGTGGTCATCCAATCTTCTGATTTTTTTTCTGCTTGAGTTGTCATTGTCTTGCTCCTAGTGTTATTGTAATAATATTTATTTTTATAATTTATAAAAGTGCTGTAGCCAGGTTCTCGATACCGACTAATACTTCATTTAATGCTGATTTAAATGCCAAGTCATCAGCCGCACTAGCAATAGTGTGTGTACGTTTTAAATCATTAACTAATTCTTCGTACTCAACACGACTGATTGCGCGACTTTCTACTAGTGTTTTTAGCTCTGCGGCCTGTTTAGCAAATGCCACAGCATTAACATTGTTACAGCCAATTAATTCTGCTAATTTTACATCTACGCTGCTCATCTTGGTTTAGCTCCTATTACTGTTTTCATTGTACCTGAACTGTTTTCGATATTGTTAAATTTAAGTTCGCAGTACTTTTTACTAACTTCGTCACCGCTGTCATACCGATCTTTAAGACCTTTAGTAATAACAGCAAGTTCTGTGGTCATTGTTACTGTATCTTTGTTGTGCGGAATACTTGCTGAATAGTTACGAAGTTCTATACTCTTAACATACACAGTGTCTACATAGGCTAACACTTCTTTAGTACCGCATTTAGTCACGCCTACTTGTGCTTGTGTATGAATTTGATTAACTAAACTGTATTCGTTGTTGTCAAACTTAGCCATACGGTAAGCATCAATTATAGTATTAATGCTGGCGCAACCTGACAATAGAACTACTAGACTAACTAAAGCTAGTTTTTTCATTTAACTTCCTCGTAGATACGACGTTGTTCTTTATACCAAATACCCCAGGCTTCATGTTTAGCTTGACACTCATAGTAGGTGCTGTAATTTTCACTTACATTGCCCACAACATCACTTAGTTTGTTGGTGTCTGCCGGTAGTTGTTTAAGAACAGGGCAATCTATAGCAAGTTCACTAGGAACATCTGGAAATGTTGCTTTAACTGGCACTAGAGTTGAACAACCTGAGAGCAATAATACTATTAATAGATATCTCATTTAGTTTCCTCCTTGCTAGGACCTTCTGCGGCTTTGTTTAGAATTTCAATAGCTTCTTTAGGCACTACACATTCACCGTTGATAATCTTTTCTTTTTCTACAATTTCTTTCTGTAGTTGGACCTGTATTTCTTTAACTCGTTTAATTTTAGTAACTACTTTAGTTTTGATCACTGTGTTTGTTTCTTGGCTTTTAACCACAGCCGCATCTACTTTAGCCTGTAATTCTGCAGCACGCTCTCTCCACTGCATCTCAACTTCGTAGCCACCTTTAAAATATACACCTGCTACCAACAGCATAATGCCTACAACCTGTACTATTAGTCGATAGGGTCTAAGATAACTAAAATTGAATACAAAGCCCAATAATGAAGTAATGATACCAGCATAGAATACAGAATTAACGAACGCATGTAAGATGCTATCCGGAATAAATGTCAACATCCACATATTATTCTCCTAACATTTTTTTGATAGTTGCCGGCCCGACAATACCATCTGCTGTTAAGCCGTGTGCTGTTTGCCACGCTTTAACTGCTTTCTCTGTACCTGGGCCAAACTTACCATCTGCTGTTTGTCCGAGAGCCTTTTGTACCGCTTTAACTGTGTCGTTGTTGCTACCGACACGCACTGTTACGTACTCTGTAGCTGTGGCAGGTGCTGTGTGTGACTCTGCCACGTGCCCACCGCCTAATAAGTGTTTAGCTTCTTTGTAGTGCTTGGTACGGTCTTCTAGGCCAATTGTACCACCGTTAATGCGTTTGGTCATTTTAACAATATCATCTGCATCACAGATAGCGTTTAGGCCATTTGTTTTCCAAAACCAGCATGCTGATTCAATAGCACCATCTAGTGTTTCTAAGTCTGCTACTGCTTCTTCTACTGTTAGGCCTACTGATTTAGCAAACTTAGTGTAGTTGTCGCGCCCTGTCAGTTGAATAGCACCACGGCCACAAAACTTAAATCCATCACCACTTGCTTCTGGACCATTGCCCATACGTCCACCGTAGACTTTGTTAGCAATCTTTTCTGGTTGACGATGATATGGTTGCGCACTTGCTAGTGTAGGAAAGTATTTTTTAAAGATCTTATTTAAACCCTCTGCTGAGTAGTTTAAGTTTTCTTTGAGAATTGTAAAGCCTGCTGATTCATGACCGCACTGTGCTAAGAAGCCTGCCGCACGATTAACAGTGTTGATTTCATACTTTTCAAACTGCTCTGTAAGTACTTCTGCTAGGTCTTCTGGATGTTTATATTTTGGAAATAGTGCTTTGATTATACCTGCTGTAATTTGCATAATTGATGTCCTCTTTTATTTTAGTCCGGCTGCTATTCTTAAGCTCTCCGTAAAGTCATTCTTTGGTGCTTTAGTTGTAACTTCTACACCAGCGGCTGTTTTTAATTTGTCAATGTCTTCTTGCTCTCTATTGTACTTGCGTTCGTATTCTTCTGGACTTAGCGCAATAATGTTTGCTAGAGATTCTTCTGACAGATCGTGATCGGTTGTTGATTTATAGTAGCGAACACGCCATTCATCAACAGTTTGTTCTGTTAGATTCATTAGATCATTCATAACTTCCATAATTTGTTTTGGAAGAAGTGAACTACGTTCTAATTCAACAAACACTAGGTAGTCGCCACCTTCTTTTTCACCTGAGCTAACATCAGCATCTAATACCCAGTCATAGCCCTTTTCAATAAAGCTAACCAAGTCAGCACTGGGCTCTTTGCCTGAAACTTTAAAGCTGACTACGCTAACATCACTGTCATCGCCCATTTTACTTTTGTATTCGTCAATATGTAGCTCAGGGTGAACTAGGCGTTTTAAATCGCCCATTTCTAAGTTTTCTTTTAAAAAGGATTTAGACATTTTGTTCTTCTTCCTCTTGATCGTATTCGGCTGATTGATCATCACCTTCTTCGTAGGCTTGTTCAATGTCTTCTAGGTCTAGTGTAGCACTTTCTAACTCTAAACTACCCTGTTGAATTTCCTGCATTAATTTTTTAGGCATAACAATGGTAACTAACCAAATTGGCTTTTTAGCCATTTTAGGCATTTTGGTGCCCGGTTCAAAATCATCTGGGGATTTGATATCCACCGGATATTCAAGATCGTCTTTAGCGTAAAATACTTCGCAGTCATAGCTAAGTAAGCGTTCGCCGCCGCGTGGATCTGGCATCATTTTGTGAGGCCACATAAAAGTACAGGTTACAAAATATTTTTCGTATACCGGACCTTCTACTAATTCGCCTTCTTTCCAGTTAGCAAATACGTAGGTGTCTAATTCATCTAACACACGTTCAAAGTCTAATAGCGTAGACAAACTGCTATCAGTCATGAAAATGTCTTTGGTGTTGTTAATAACGTCTGTGATTGGTTTAGCCATAGTTAAAACTCTTTTTTATTATTTATCAAATGCGCAGGCTTGATGATAAGTTTGAGTTAAGTTGACTGTGTTGGATAGCTTAATACTTAGTCCAGATAAAAATAATTTAACTGCTCACAAAAAAATTAAAATTGGCTCATTAAATACCTGTGTACATGATGCCTTTAATCTGTACAACACTTCAAAGGAGCTTCAATTGCCAAGACATCGTCGATCATCACGCAGTAACAACTCAACAGCATTCGCAGTAGATAACACAGTCGTAAGTTTTAACAGTTACGTTCAGCAACGAAAAACAGTAAATTTAATTCCTAAGAGTATTAACCAAGAAGAATATATTAGTTTATTGACCAATGATAGCAAGAGTATAGTGTTTGCTACAGGTCCAGCCGGTACGGGTAAAACCATGTTAGCCGTGTTAGCCGGCATTAAAGCCTATAAAGAAGGGGAGGTGAAGAAGATTGTACTAACTCGTCCAGCGGTAGGGGTGGATGATGAGAAACATGGTTTCCTACCAGGTGATATTAACGCTAAAATGGAACCGTGGACTAGACCTCTGTTTGATGTATTTGCAGAGTATTATAGTCCCAAAGAAGTAGCCCGTTTGCTAGAAGAACAAGTGATTGA